CCCGTTACTTGAAGGACGTGAGCAGCACCAAGGCCGGAGCGCGCTGGGAGCAGCTTCGCATTGAGGCGCTTGTGCGGGATTTTCCCGCACTCACCGGCAAGATCGTCCACAAGCTGACGACGCAGGACATGGTGGCCTGGCGGGATGCGCGGCTCAAGACGGTCAGCAAGGGAACCGTCCAGCGCGAGCTGAACCTCATCAGCCATGTTTTTACCAAAGCTCGGGATGAGTGGCGGTGGATGGGTGACTCGCCGTTCGCCGGCATGCAATCACCAGGTGATAACCCCCCACGCGATCAGTTGCCGACCTCATCCGAGATTCGGCGCATCTTGCGGTGGCTCGGCCACTTCACGGGCCGTCTGCCGACAAGCAAGCAAGCCGAGGTGGCGTTTGCTTACCTGCTCAGTCTGAGGACCGGCATGCGAGCCGGTGAGGTGTTGCAGCTCGGGCCGGCCACGGTGTCAGGCTCGGTGGCTGTCGTCCATCACAAGATGGAATACCGCACCGGCAAGCCTCGCAAGATTCCCATCTCGCGGCGCACTCAGGCGCTGCTGGCCGGTTTCGCAGGGTTCACGATCAGCAGTGCGAGCCTTGATGCCATCTTCCGCAAGGCGCGTGACTCGCTGGCGATCAAGGATGTCCACTTCCATGACGCTCGGGCGCACGCGCTGACGAGGATGTCAAAGCGCGTGGACGCCTTCGAGCTGGCGCGGATTTCGGGACACAAAGACCTGCGAATCTTGATATCCACCTACTACCGGGCGTCCTCGGAGGACATCGCGTCCAGGCTCTGAGCCCACGCCATCACATCTTCCTTGCGCCACAGCCGGTGGCTGGCGATCCGCCCAAACCACGGGCGCGGGAAGTCTGGTTGCTTCACCAGGCTGTTGACGACAGTGGACCGCTTGAGGCGGAGCAGTTCGGCGATCTCGGCGGTGTTGAGGGTTTCGATCACGACTCACCCCCAATCCCATGCGCGGCTTCAATGGCACGGGAAAAAGTGAAGCGGTCATATCCGGTCAGGCCGTCGTCAGCAATCTTGTTGATCTCCTCATCCGTCAGCGGCTTGCGCTGGGGTTGGGCGGTGTAGAGGGGGGTATACACAACGCCCGGTAGATTGGTTTTATGAAACCCAATGCCGCTAGTCGTGTGGACTCCGTCAGTCTGCGCCTTCCACATCCACGCCACCGGCTCCTGCTCAGGCTTCGGTAGTTTCGTTTTGTGAACGTAGCCGAGCCGACCAATAAGGTCGTGAATACTTGCACCGGGATTTTGAATGGCCTCGTCAGCCAAACCCAGAATGAAGTGCTCGATCATCGTGCGATGCTTTGGCTCCTGCTCAGGCTGTTCAATTTTTGGCGGTGTCCATCCTTGCTTCAACCCAAATTCAGGGTCGGATGACCATGCTGCTGGCTCAGGCTGTGCGAGGGCGGCCTCCAGATCAGCAATCAGGTCGTTGACTGCTGAAGCGTTTGGGCTCTCGCCAACGCTAAAACTTGCCAAATACTCCATCGCTTGTGCCGCTAGTTTTCGCAAGTCACTCATGCTCACCCCCTATCCCATGCGCCTTCTCGATGGCTCGGGCAAACCTAAAAGTATCGTCGGCAGGTGAAAACCCGTCTTGAGACTGAAAGGCTATGGCAACAATCTCCTCCTCCGTCAGCGGCTTGCGCTGGGGTGGATGGGTGTAGAGGGGGGCATATACAACGCCCGGTAGATTGGTTTTATGAAACCCAATGCCGCTAGTCGTGTGGACTCCGCCAGTCTGCGCCTTCCATACCCACGCCACCGGCTGCGCTTTATTTCCTTTTATCTCGGGCGAAATAATAGGGTCAGGCTGCGCGAGGGCAGCGCGGAGGGCGGTGATGGCTTGCGCTTGTCGATAGTCCCAATCAGACTCCAAAGCCTCCAGCGCCTGTTGCGCTGCTTTGCGTAGGTCACTCATCACATTCCTCCGTCAACTCCAGCGGCGGTATGCGCTGGGGTGGGGCGGTGTAGAGGGGAATAACATTTCCAATCCAACGGTCGGGTATTTTGTCTTTGTTTGACCACATCCAAACCTTATCCATGCTCATCCACGCCACCGGCTTCTGCTCAGGTTGTGGGACACAGTTATGGATTGGCAGAATTTGCACTGTGAACTTACCTCCACATTCATCGCAGGTAATCCGGTGATCCCGTCGCTTGAATCCAGCGTCAGTCATTTTCTGTGACAGAGATTTTTGTTCGAGCTCAGGCTGCGCGAGGGCTGCGTGGATGGAATTAGTGGCGTCGTCTAATTCTTTAATCTCATACTGCTTCAAGCCATCTGATCCGTTTCGGCTGGCAAGAGCCAAAGCCTCCAGCGCCATCTGCGCTGCTTTCCTCAAGTCACTCATCACATTCCTCCGTCAACTCCAACGGCGGTATCGGCTCGCAGCCAAACGACGACAACAGCGCAGCCAGCGAAATAAGCAGCTCGCGCATGTCGTCGCGCTGGCGGACGACGCAGGCAAAGCGGTGGCAATAGTAACTGCATGAGTGGATTTGTTCGGTCATACGGAATCCCTCGTCGCACACCCCGCACACTTCCACTGTTTAGTGCGTCGGCACGTCTTGCCACCGAGCGCGATGTGGTTCTTCCCGCACTGGCTGCAATTGCGCGTGAAACCCATGCCAGGGCCAGCGGGGCGGTATTGCTGGGTCAAATCTGGGCGGTCGGCGCGGGGTTTCATGCTTTCTCCTGGATTCGATCCACAATTTCCTGCGCGTTGTTGTCGCTCACGCACAGGCCCGTAACAATCAAGCAACAGCGCTTGCGTTCCTCATCTATCAAGGCCCGCGCAAAGATCATCCAGTCGTGGCCGTGCTCGACCAAGATGTGGCGGATGTCGTTGTCGGTCATCGTGCATCCCCCTGAGGCAGATCAGCCCAGTGGGTCGGCTGCAAGCGCAGAACACCACCGCTGCAAGCGTCCCGCCATGTGTTCTTGGCGCTGTCAAACCAGCCGAGCCACGACGGTTCCGAAGCGGCGGGGGGCAGGAGGACCAGCACAGTGGTCGCGTCGTCAGGTGGGCAATTCACGCCAATCCAGCGTAGGGTTTCGGTGGTCATGCCGCCACCTTGCTGGTTGCCACCGTTTCCAGTTGGCTGGCCTGTGTCATGCGCAGGTACACGGCACGCACGCGGTTTACGTCCTCGACACAATATTCGGCCACCTCACCCAGCCGGCCAGCCTGCACAGCAGGCCACACATCTGCGCCGGTCATCCCGTCCTTGCCCTTGAGTCCAAGCACCTTGCACAACCGATCAAGGCTGATCCTGTCCTTCAAGCCGGCCCATTCGGTCATGGTGTCGAATACCTGTTCGCCCCACGGTTTCGGGTAATGAGGCAACCACAGCGGAGGACGCAAGCCCAGCACCACAAACCGCTTCCACAAGAATGGCAAGTCGAAGCCTGCGACGTTGTGCCCAATGAAGCGCGGTGGCTTGAAGTGGTCAGCCTTGCGCACTGAATTGATTGCGTCTTCCCACTCAATCAACATGGCCCGTTCAGCGGCTGGGCTCAGATCGGCAACCACATGGCTTTGTGTGCCCAGTGCTTCAGTGCCCCAGCAAAGGCACACGACCTGACCCAGACCACCGTCGAAGCTGGTCTTGAGCAACGCCGCCTCTGCTTCGGCCTCGCGGTTCTCGGCCAACCAAGCCTCAATGGACTCTGGCTTTTTGTATGTGGCCGGCGCTTTGACTGAGGCCAGAAACTCAGCCTTGATGTCGTCCCGCTGGCACGGGATGGTTTCAATGTCGAGGAAGATGTTCATGTCGATTCCTCCTCAGTGCCGCCAAGCACGGCCACGGCCACGGCAGTGCCAGGAATGCCAAGTGCCAAAAAAGCCTTCTGTGCGTTGTAGGGCTCGATGTCGATAGTTACCCTCAAGGTGCCATCGACAAGGGTGCTGATGCGTGCTGTGGTGCCTTCAATTGCGTTCATGATGTGTCCGATCAGAAAGGGATGTCGTCGTCGCCAACGCTGGCCGTTTCAACTTGTCGATGAGCTGCGCGGCTCCACTCGGGTGCGCTGCGGATTTGGTCTTGCAACTTTTCGTGGAACGTCTCGAAAAGGGCCATGTCGGGGTTGTCCAGATCAAACTGGCTCAACTGATGCACGCCGGCTGGTTTGTTGTTCTTGAGCGCACCTGGAAGAGGCGTCAGGCCGGCGACGTTGCTGTAGGTCTTGCCGTTGGCACCGTCTGACTCGGTGACGTTGACCATGCAAAAACTGCCGAGCAACTTCGACACATCGAACGCCTTCGCTTCTTCCGGCGTGAAATCACGACCGCGCCATGCAGCCAAGTCCTTGCGCAGGCTGGCCTTCTCATGCAGCGAGACGGTGTAGTTCTTGCTGATCGTGAGCGGCATGTCGCGACCGTCAACCTGAACGGTCAGTGGTGATCCGTCTGTGTCCTCGCCGAACAACTCCCACACCACACGAATCTTGTGTGCGGCCTTTGCTTCTCCCTGAAACACCGTTTCCTGTGTGCCAAGGTCAATCAGTTGAATGCAGCGACCAATGAACGCGCCCGAAGGAACACGCTTGAAATTGCCGCCAGTGCTTTCTTTTGCTACGAAACCCATTGCTTTCTCCTAGTTGATGCCGCGCTTATGGCCGCGAGCGAGCCTTTCAAATTGATTGCTTGACGATCTCTGCGGCACGGGCCAACGCATACGGGCGTGGGTAGTGCTGACGCAAAAACCTGTAGACATCTGCAAAGTCGACCGCTTGCTCACGGGCTCGCGCAAAGGTGGCCCGTATGTCGGTGTTCCAACTGCGCGTGTAGATGCCGCCTTCAAGAAGCGAGCGCGTTGGTTCGGTGCGGCGCATCATCCAAACACCCCCAGCAGGGTGAACAACAACGACACAAGGAAGAGGCCAACCATCAGCCAATCGGCTGGGTGGTTCCACGTCATGCGTGGATCGCGCTTCAGTTCGTCGGCGAGCTTCGCCAACTCTTCGCGCTTGAGTTCGTACCACTGCGGATCAAAGGAGGACGGCTTCATGCTGCCTCCCAGTCGTAGTCGTCGCCGCCGCCGTCGTGTGCGTCGTCGCACTGTTCGGCCAACTGGCCGATCAATTCGCTGTGGTATTCGCAGAAGGATTCCTGCAAGTACAGGCGAGCGGCTGCAGCCTGTTCATTGGTGCCGGTCAGGGCCAGCACCAGCAAGGTTGCTGCGTCTTGATCGCGCACATCCTCAGGCTTGATCGCCCATGTCTTGACTGCGCCTGACTCGTACTTGGTCAAGAAATCGGCGAAGAAACTGCCCCAGTGCGCTGGGATGCTCAATGCGTGATCGGTGGCTTCGTCTGTGACGCCTTGCGGAATTTCTGGTGTGCGCGGGTCCATCGGGTGGCCCGTGTACCTGCCGAGGTCTGCATCAAATGCGTATACGTTGTTCATCTGTCCCCCCGTTTGCTGCGGAAGTGCAGCGCATGGATAGAGACTCTATCGAATCCGGAATAGTATGTCAACCGGATTCGGTAGGTTTTTTCAACGAGACGCAAAAAAACCCGCACGCAGCGGGTTCTTGGCAGAAAAAACGCAGATCAGGGGGTCATGGAAATTTGCTTGAACGAGGCCATCAGTCGCTCATACAGCTGGCGTTCGGATTGACTGATTGGCTTTGTGGCCGGTGGGTTTGTGGGGTCAAGCATGGGCGTCAGCAATTGCCACATCTCAAGGCTGAACACTTCGGCGATCTTGTCCACCACGTCCAGTCCTACGGAGGTTTGCATTTCTTTGATGCGTGAGCAGCTGGCTGGCCCGATCTTGGCCTCGCGAGACAGGCGCGTGAGATTCTCCTTGCCCCAGGTTGCCACCATGAGGGCAGAGACGTTTTCCCAAAGTACTACACGGGGGTCCAGTCTTTTCACATTTCGACTGTGATCTTTCCGCCCTTCCGATAGCGGTTGATTTGTCATTCCGAATCCGATATGATTCGGCCATGAACCATCAAATACCCAGTGCTGCGGATATTCGATCACTGCTTTGTGCCTTGGGTCACGCGCAGATGCAGCAAATGGCGGCGGTCTCAGGCGTGCCATTTACGACCCTTTGGAAGTTGCGAAGCGGTGAAACGGTGGACCCACGATTGGAGACGGTGCGTTCTTTGTTGCCGCACCTGATGCCGCGCACTCAGAAGGCCACCTAAGTGAGTGACGCACGCGACACCGAGCTGCGCATCAACATCCCGCGCAAATTGGCGACCTTGATCGACGCCTTGATGCTGGCCGATGGCCTGTCGGCTCGCAATGACTGGGTGATTCCAGTCTTGGAAGCAGAGGCGAATCGTCGTGTCCATGCAGCGACTGTGCTGCTTCGCTGCGCTGGGATCAATCCATTGGCTGCGGATGCTTCTCCGAAGGATGCCGCATGACTTCCACCACATCTGTTGTTCGGAGTCAATACCTGCCGGCCTGCGATTTGGACCGGCCAGCACTGACGGATCGGGAGCTTGGCCGGATGGCATTTCGCATCCGCTTGTTTCAGTCGCGCTCATGGGACGAGCAGCGCGCCGAAGCATGGGCTGACCGTCTGCAAGACCGAGACGCAGCCAAAGACCCGCGCCACATCTGCATGGAGTGCACCCACTTGCGCACATGGATGGCGGCTGATCGCGAAACCGGCGCAGAGGTGCGCGACTGGAAGTGTCAAGCCAAAGGCACTTTGCTGGCCGACGTGCTGCAACGCTGCCCGAAATTTACATGGGAAACCCCGAAGCAATGAGCAATTTGATCAAGTACGAGGCTGCATGCCGTGCGCTGGCCGCATGCAAGGCAGTCGACGAGGTGAAAAACCTGCTCGACAAAGCCGAAGCGATGCGCCTTTATGGCCGCATGGCGAAGGACAAGACGCTGGAGATGGACGCTGCCGAAATTCGCATGCGTGCCGAGCGTCGGTTGGGTCAGATGTTGGTTGAGCAGAAGGCATCGGTGGGCTTGTCGACTGGCGCTCGTATGGCCGGCAAGTTGCCTGACGGATCGGCGGTCGTCGCAAACGACCACCGACCAACGCTTGCGGATGCGGGAATCAGCAAGGATTTGTCCAGTCGCGCCCAGAAGATGGCAGCGGTGCCCGAGGCTGAATTTGAGGCCGAAGTAGGCGAGTGGCGCGACCGCGTACAGGTTGAGGGTGAGCGGGTCAGCACGCGGTTGCAAAAGGCGGGTGCCCGTGCGCAGCAAGAGGCGGCACCTGACGAGTCCGCCGATTACCTGCCGGATGCCACCGAAGAAGCGTATCTGATTGAGCAAGAAGCCAAGCTGCAATCCGAACTGGTGTGCTTGCTTGAGTCTGATGAGCCGCTAGCTCTTGCCACCGCGAAGTGGAAGCAAGCGCAAGCACTGGCGGAAACGTTGCAACTGCGCGTGCATGGACTCATGAACGAAAACGCCGAACTGATCCGCACGGTGAAGTATTGGCGTGGTCAGGCTCAGAAGGCGGCTGCATGAGCGGTTTTCCATCGCCCCGCGACTTTCAGCAGCGTGCTCACGAAGCACTGCGCGAAGGCGTGCGCGATGGGCACCGCTGCCAGGTGCTGATGGCACCCACTGGCGGCGGCAAGACGTATTTGGGCCTACGGGTGGCGAAGGAAGCCATCGAGAAGGGCCGGCGCGTGGTGTTTGTGTGTGACCGCACCACGCTGATCAATCAGACCAGCGAAACCGCTGATCGGTATGGCCTGACGGATCACGGGATCATTCAGGCTGACCACTGGCGCACGAAGCCTCAGCATCTGTTTCAGATTGCGTCATCGCAAACGTTGGCCCGTCGCAAGTGGCCGGCTGCGGATGTAGTGATCGTTGACGAGTGCCACACCCAGCACACCGCATGGGTGGAACACATTCAGTCCACGAAGGCGGCTGTGATTGGCTTGTCGGCCACTCCGTTTTCACCTGGGCTGGGCAAGTTGTTCAGCCGAGTTGTCAACGCCGCGACCATGCGCGAATTGACCGATGCCGGCGTGCTGGTGCCCATGCGTGTTTTGTCATGCACACGGCCAGACATGACCGGCGCGAAGATCAATAGTCGTGGCGAGTGGGACGACAACGAAGCCGCAGAGCGCGGGATGGCGATCCTTGGTGACGTGGTGAGCGAGTGGGTGAAGCACGGTGAAGGTCGCAAGACCATCGTGTTTGGCAGCACGATTGCCCACTGCGAACAGATCACCCGCAAATTCAACGCAGCCGGTGTGATGGCGGCGGTCTTTACCAGCCACACCACGGCCACAGAGCGCGCAGCGTTGCTCAAGGAATACCGCAAGCCCGACAGCGTGTTGCGGGTGCTGGTGTCGGTTGAGGCACTTGCCAAGGGATTTGATGTTCCCGATGTGTCATGCGTTGTCGATTGCCGACCACTGCGCAAGTCACTCAGCACAGCCATTCAGATGTGGGGTCGTGGTCTGCGCTCCTCGCCTGAGACGGGCAAGACCGATTGCATCTTGTTGGATCACAGCGGCAACATCATTCGATTCCGCGAGGATTTTGAGAACGTCTATTTCAACGGTTTGGACACGCTCGATGACGGCGTGAAGCTGGACAAGACGGTTCGCAAGGAACCGGAAGAGGACAAAGCACCTCGCGGGTGCCCGACTTGCGGTTATCGGCCATTTGCCAAGCGTTGCATGTCGTGCGGCTTTGAGTCTGTACGGGCATCCAGTGTCGAGGCTGAGGCCGGCGAGATGCGCGAAGTGGTGATGTTGGGCGGCAAGATGATGGGAACCGACCACGCGCATGTGTGGGCACAGGTTGCCACTTACGCACGCGCCAACAGCGCACCGGAAAAGCAGCAAGCACGGGCGTCGTTCCTCTACAAGGAAATGACCGGCGCATGGCCTCCGAAGCAATGGATGGTTGCCACTGCGCCGCGCGTGGAAGTCACGCGGGCCGTCGCCAACAAGATCAGGCAAAAGAACATTGCCTACAAACGCGCACGCGACAAGGTGGCCGCATGAGCGACTTTGCCGCCTTCTGTCGCGCTCACGGCTTGATCGTGGATGCCATCGACGCTGGCCGGTGGGTGCGTGTACCGACCACAGATCACCCACGCAAGCGCAATGGAGCTTACAAGTTTCTGGGCGACGTTGGTTGGGTGCAGAACCACGCAGTAGACATGGATGTGTCTACATGGCGGGCCGACCGTGAGATACCTGCCGCTGATGTGCGCCGTATCCATGAGCAAGCCGCAGCGTTCGACAACAAGATGCAGCAAGGCTGGGCCAAGGCGTCCAAACGTGCGCAGGAGATGGTCAACGCAGCCAAGTCAGCCGAACACGGCTACCTGAATTGCAAGGGTTTTGGTGACATGCGCGGGCTGGTCATGGACGACGGCGCGTTGCTGGTGCCGATGCGTCATTGGCGCACCAATTCATTGGCCGGCGCACAGGTCATTCGCTGGCTTGGCGAGGAACGCCGCTACGAAAAGAAGATGCTGCCTGGAATGCGTGCCAAAGGTGCCGTGCTGCGCCTTGGAAGCCCTCAGGCGACGCGCACATGGCTGGTTGAGGGGTTTGCCACTGGTTTGTCTGTGGAAGCCGCCTTGAGGCTTTTGCAGTTGCGCGACTCAGTGACGGTGTGCTTCAGCGCCGGCAATCTGGTGCATGTTGCGCAGCAGCTCCCAATCGAAGTGATGGTGTTTGCTGACAACGACATGAGCGGTGCCGGTGAGCGTGCCGCCAAGTCATCCATGCGTCGGTATTGCATGAGCGAAGTGATTGGCGAAGACGCCAACGATTTGCACAAGCGCCGAGGCATTTTCAGCCTTGCCAATTTGATGGTGAGCGCGATGCGGCAGGAGATGGCCGCATGAAGGTGACGCCAAAGTTCATCACGGATGGCCAGTCTTTGCGTGGTGGTTGGACCAAGCGACAGCTTGAGATTCTTGGGCTTGTTTGGCCTCCAAAACCTGGGTGGCGGCAGAGGGTTGTAGGCCTTGAGATCGCTGATGAGTTAGCAAAAGAATTTTTGTCGTTGAAGACACGTAGGCCACAGGAGCAGGCGATGCGATGAGTCAAAAAGCGTGTGTCCCGCGCAAATGTATTGGGCTTGAATCGGCCAGCAGGACCAGATAGACCGGGGGCATTTGCCGCCCCGACAAAAGCAAAACCTGAGCAAGTCGGTAATCCGGCCGGGTGCAACTCCCGCAAGTTTCAGGCAGCTGGCCAAGTTTCCGCGGCTGGGGGTTGTGAAGGAATCCATCCGATTCACAACATGGCGGAAGCCCGCGAAGGCGGGGATGGTGAAGCCCTCTAACCACTACGGTTTTTGACCGTGGGGGTAGGGGGGCCTCTGGATGGTGAGGGTATTTGGGGAAGAAATGAGCGGAATTCAGCCAGAAATTGACCTGAAATCTTTGACCGCAGTTGCGTCCAAAACATTTGCAGTTGTTTAGTGGAGGGCCAGCAAGAAATGAAGTTTTCATCCCCGCGCATCAAGGCGTTGATGACGCTCGGCGTTCGGCCAGAAGGCGTGTCGCCACGCGAATTGGCAGAGAAATCGACTGCCGAAGTCACCAAGACTTGCCAGCGTCTTGCCCGTGAGGGAATGGGCACCTGGACGCGAACGGCACGGCTGGAATCACGGTTTTTTGTGACGCTTGAACAGCACGCCGAATGGCTGGTTTTGTCGGCACCCAAGCCCAGGCAGAAACAAAAGAAAAAGCCGGCAAGTCCGTTTCGTAAAGACGGCACTCCAAAAGACCCACGGCGCGTGGCTGCGGCTTTGAAAGGCTACGCACCCAAACCCGCCGTCGCCGTCATCACGACGCCCAAGTCATACGCCCAGTGGCCGAAGGACGCATTGGCGCGGATCACCTCAGAAACCAAGGTGACGATTTGGCAACCGCGCACCGTTGCAGATTGGATTCGTGATGGCAATGCCGCCTAGGTCAGTGCTTGAGGAGTGCTTCCGTTCCGGCTATCCCGACCGGATTGTGGAGGCCATAGAAATGGTCGGTATCCAACGTGGTCGTCATCTTCTGGCCAAGTCGCTGTCAGAAGCGTGGCTGCGGGAAAACGGAACCGACCGCTACGGCGTGGCGCTTTGGATACGCCAACAGATGATGAAACAAGCGGGTAACGCATGAGCGGAGCGGCGACGAGGCGCAAGGGGCGCACAGGCGAAACCACGGCCAAAGAACTGCTCATGGCCCGTGACTGGGTGGTGGATGACCTGACCAGCGGACTGGCGACGGGCGACCTGATCGCGACCGACCAGAACCATCAGACCTACTTGGTCGAGGTGAAGAACTGCGCTCAGATTTCCACAGCGCACCGTGCCCAGGCCATGCGTCAGGGAGTCGAGCGACGGCTGAAGTGGATGCTGATGTCCAAGCTGGCCGGTACGCGGTTCTGGTTGATTCAGCGGCAGGGCGGTCGGCCCGTAGTTTGGAGCGAAGGGAGCGAGGAATGACAGCAGACAAAAAGCAGATCGGCGGCGAACACTACGTCACGATGTGCGTGCAGCCGTGGGCAGCAATGGCCGCATGGATGAGCCCCGAAGCCTTCCAAGGGTTCCTGCGCGGAAACGTGATCAAGTACACGGCCCGCTGCGATGCCAAGGGTGGATTGGAGGACTTGAAGAAGGCCCGCCACTACCTCGACAAGCTCATCGAGACACTGGAGGCCCAGTGACTGATTTCTTCCACGTCGAGCCACACCACCGCAAGATCGACGAGCGGCTGGTGAACTGGAGCCGGTGGGTGCAGGTTCGGCCCGCGTCGTTCGTGAGCCCGATGTTTCGCGGGTTCAAGTCGTCTGAAGTGTTCGGAGGCCATGAAACAGTCGTACCAATCGATGGAATGGACGCGCAGCGGCTCGAAAAGCAGGTCAGTCAGTTGCCCGAGAAGAACCGCGACGCTGTGCGCTGGGCCTATGTCTACCGCATCCAGCCGTGGCGGATGTGCAGGGTTCTTGGTGTGCATCCGACTGGTTTGTGCATCCTCATCAATGATGGGCGGCAAATGCTAGTCAACCGCTTGACATCCTGATTCGTTGCTGTATGCTGTCCCGCAAGCACAGCGAATACGCGCAGCACCCTATCCATGCGGAGGGGTTAGCGACTCAAGACCCACCCACTGAGGTGGGTTTTTTGTTTTCGCAGGGCGAACCATCACTCTGAATGTGCATTGCACCTAGGGGTTCGACCCTGCACCCTTACCCCTCGTGAGAGGGAAGCCCCCTAGCTGGCGACTGGGGCAGCAAGGCCAGCAGCACCCGACGCGGAACGAGCACCAGCGGTCCTTCATCCCGTTGGCAGGCGGCGGGCGGGGGCACTTTGAAGCACGAATCGGGCGACCCCGAGGGAGGCGGCATGACGACTGAAAACATCAAAGAGAAACAAAGCCGCAAAGGTCGAACCAACAACCCACACGGTCGGCCCGCAGGTATTCCAAACAAATCAACCGCCGACGCTCGCGCCGCCATCGCTGCATTCGTCGACGGCAACGCGCACCGCTTGACGGGATGGCTCGATCAAGTGGCCGTCGAAAACCCTGAGAAAGCCTTTCAGCTTTTCCAGAGCGTGATCGAGTACCACGTCCCTAAGCTGGCTCGGTCTGACACGACGAACAAGACTGATGTCACGGTGCGGCAGTACGGATGGGAGGAATGACCGAGGTCATCCGCATTCCCTACAAGCCACGCAGCGCGTTCATGCCGCTGCACAAGCGCAAGCAGCGCTGGGCGGTGGTGGTGGCCCACAGACGGGCCGGCAAGACGGTTGCGTGCATCAACGAGCTGGTGAAGGCCGCGCTCCAGTTCAAGGGCGGAGATGGGCGGTTTGCCTATGTAGCACCGTTCTACTCGCAGGCCAAGTCGGTGGCGTGGGACTACCTGAAGAAGTACACCGCAGTCATCGAAGGCTGTGTAGTCAACGAGTCCGAGCTTCGCGTCGATTTGCCCAACGGATGCCGCATCAGGTTGTTCGGCGCAGATAACGCAGACGCACTGCGGGGCCAGTTCTTTGACGGGCTGGTGGCCGATGAGTACGGTGACTGGAAACCCAGCGTGTGGGGCTATGTGATCCGCCCCGCACTGGCCGACCGCAGGGGCTGGGCAATCATCATCGGCACCCCAAAAGGCCGCAACCAGTTCTGGGAAATGTTCTCTCACGCCCAGGTCAACGACGACTGGCTGTGTTTGTCCATCAAAGCCAGCGAGTCGGGCTTGTTGCACCCTGAAGAACTGGCCGCGCTGCAACTTGAGTTGACCGAGGATGCTTGGCGGCAGGAGATGGAGTGCGACTTTGATGCCGCACTGCCTGGAGCGATCTTCGGCAAGGAGTTGTGGTTAGCCGAGCATGAAGGGCGCATCAAGCCCAACTTGTTCGACCCAGCGCTGAAGGTTCACGCGGTATTCGATTTGGGCTACAGCGACGACACCTCAATCTGGTGGTTTCAGGTCGGCAAAGAGTTGCGGTTGATCGACTGCTACTCGAATCGTGGAATGCCGATAGCGCACTACGTCGAGGTGCTGCACTCGCGGGACTACGACTACGCCGAATGGCTGTGGTTGCCCCATGACGCACGCGCCAAGAGCTTGCAGACCGGCAGGAGCATGGAAGAGCAGTTCCGGCTCGCCAAGTTCAACCCGCGCATCGTGCCCGAGCTGGGGCTGGTGGACGGCATCCAGGCGGCTCGATTGACGTTGGCTGAGTGCTACTTTGACACCAAATGCGCCGAGGGCATCGACGCGCTCAAGCAATACCAGCGCGAGTACGACGAAGACAAAAAGTTCTTTCGCGACAAACCGCGCCACGACTGGACCAGCCACTACGCAGACGCCTTTCGGTATGCCTGTCTGGTGTGGCGCGAGCAGATGAAACCGAAACCGCAGGTCGCACCACGCTGGCCTGGTGATCGAACGATTGCAGAAATCATCAAGCGGCAGACCCGCAAACGATTGGACGACTGATATGCAGAACCTATTCGCCAACTACGGTTCGGCCCAAGCGGTCACGACCAGCGACACCACGCCGGTGTTCTGCCGCGCCATTTACGTCGGCGGTGCTGGCAACGTGGCCGTGAAGACCACAGCCAATGCCACTGCGGTGACGTTCACTGCCCCGGTGCTTGGAACCATCATCCCCATCGCCATCGAAGGCGGGCAGATCATGGCGACGAACACCACCGCGACCTTGCTGGTGGCGTTGAGCTAAATGGCTGAGGCGCAGGCAAATTCGCTCGAGCGCAAGGAAGACCTAGGCAGCACTCCGTCTGCTGTCGCCCGGCGCTGGAAGCTCGAGCTGAAGCTGGCCGACAAGCGCGAGTCCGCATGGCGCAAGAAGGGTTCGGAAATTTACAAGACGTACGCGCCTGAGACGGCTGCGAACAATTCGTTCAACATCCTCTGGACGAACACCGAGACGCTGCGCCAAGCCGTCTATAACAGCCTGCCACAGCCTGACGTGCGCCGCAGGTATCAAGACGAAGACCCGCTGGGCAAGTGTATGGGCGATGTCCTGACACGGGCGCTCGAGTTTTGCCAAGACACCTACGACTTCGATGGCGTGCTCAAAGGCGACGTGCTCACGATGCTGTTGCCGGGTCGCGCCGTGTCGCGCGTGCGTTACGTCCCCAGCTTGCGCGAGGTGGGCGTCACCGAAGACACGCACGTCGAAGAAAACGAGACCAACCCCGACCACGAGTCGCAAGAAGGCGCCTACGAAGAAATCGAATGGGAACAGACCATCTGCGAGCGCGTGCAGTGGGATGACTTTCGCATCCTGTGCGCTGCCAAGACGTGGGACGAGGTGTCGGCGATTGCGTTTCGCCACCGGATGAACCG